CCAGGAATATCAATGACGATAGTGTTCAGGTTGGTGGCCAGCGTATTCTGCACACCCACCCACCCGTACTGAGGTGCCGGCGTCCCACCGAAATATATACCCATCGCTATGTACTCAGGCGAATTGGTCAAGAACCCTGCAGCAAGCATGGCCGTCGACCAATTAGACGCGGTGAATTGCTGCAGACGTCCGTAAGTTGAGATACTGGCGGCTAAGCTGGGGCCAATGACAAGCCCTTGATTATACTGCGGCGCGGCAAAGGCGGCTGGATTGATGGTCACCGTGATGTCGCAAATATCGCTGAGCGGAAGAGGCACTGTGGCCATCGTTGTTGCTCCTTTGACAGTTGAAGTCGTTATGATGCTGTAACGGTAAAATCAACCGTCACTTCCTTCGTATCTACCTCGATCGGTACGCTAATAACAGCACCGACAGTAGTGGTCTCTGTAACTTGCTCGTACAAATCAACGTGAAAGTCTGCCCGCGCCCACCACTCAGCATTGAGCTGCTCTGGCAGATAAGTAACTTCTGGCGGATCAGGCAGTGGGTAAAGATTAGAAGCCGCTAAGGTGTCAGTGAAGTAGTCCATGAACAAGGCCGACTTCACCGCTCGCAGATTGTCCTCAGCGTTCGGCCCGTAGGCGCACCAGCTAAACTTCCAGCCGCGAGTATACCGCCAGGTGTAAGTAAGCGGCCCAGGCTTGGTGCCCGACAACGACCGATCACGAACACGACTGTATTCCACATCATTAGGCATGCATTGAATAAAGCAGACATCATCTTGCGGCGTATCGGCAACGGGCTGACCTTCAGTGGGCCAATCAACGCGAACACGTGCAAAGTTTCTGGCGTCAATGCTGGGAAGTGTAACGCCGATCATCCCACAGGTAAGTGACTGCAACAAAGCAGCAGCTTGTGTGATAGTGAGTGCTGATGAAATTAACTGCTGACCGTTTGGGTAAGTGGTTGTAGTTGGCATCGAGTTATGCCGCCTTCATTCTAGTTCCCATCGCTCGCCAGAATCCAGCACCAGGATGGTGGTTCACTGAGAGCACGCGAAACTGATCGCCTTCGTAAACGATAATGTCTGAAGTCGCATTCTTGCGCGTGACGTACACCGGCACCGTGCACCAAAAGGTAAGTACCAAGCTAGAGCGGTCTCCCTCGGCCAGCATGTTGATCTGCTTGTCTGTAGCCGGTTGAACGGGGCCAACCTGCTGAATGGTAGCGGTAGTGCTCTTGAATCCACCGGCCTGAAAGAAGCCGGTGCTGCGCAAAATCTGGAATGGTGATGGAGGTTGAAATGTAGCGTCAGCAACAATGTCGGCCATGTTCAACATACGACGCTACTCCTCTCTGACTATCCCTACGATCGACGCCCGCAAAGCGCCAGTATCAATAAGCGGCTTATCGCTGCCTTTGCGCTTGATGGTGCCAGGTGTGTTGGGGGCCCAATTGTTCCTAGAATCTGTGAACCATTTTCGTGCCGCGTTTTGCCCAGCCAGTGCCGTACGCTTAGCACCCTTCACGGCTTTCTCATGATCGCCATCAAGCTCAGCCTTCAGCATGCCGGACAGCTCTCGAGCGATGATCTCTTTATTATCAGCAGCTTCAATAGCAGGCTCGATGACAGGCCGTGCCGGGATGTGCTTGAGCGGACTTCCCTTGGTGTGGATGAAGAGAAGTTCGGCGTTAGTGACGTCTGATTGCGCTGCCTTGGTCAGCCGTGCTTTCTTTTTCTTGCCAGCAGGGCCAGCCATCGTCAGGAGGTGTGCTGAGCGATCAGCAGCACTCGACGCCGGGACACCAACATAAGCCACGAGCTTGGTAATTCCGGCGATGCGCTGGGCTAGTGCAGCAGCACCAGACTTACGAGCGATGGTGATGGATGGGGTGGTCATTTCTTTCTAACGCCAAGACCGCCACACGCAGGGCAGCGGCTGACGCTTCCAGGGCCTTGACCGAACTGAACCGAGCCGTAGCCATGACATACATGGCACTTCTTTTCGTCAGGTTGAATAAATCGTCCTGTAGGTCCATCCCACTTTGGCTTTTGCTCCTTGGTGTCCTTCGCCGCACGCCGAGAGTCAAGCATGCAATCCAGCGCGCGATGTAACCTGGAACGGCGGTCAGAAGAGTCTCTTGCTGAAGAGTCATGATCATCAGGTGCAGTCCGACCATAGTCGTCGATCAGCTTTTCAAGTGTGCGTTCCAATTCAGCGTACTTGGCGGGGTTCTTGTGGCGCATACCTTCGTGATTAGCCGCATTGTAAAGTGCAACGCGCGCCTCGCGAATTTTATCGCGTTTAGCGCGCAAATCACCGCTCACAGAGTCTTTGGCGGTGCGCAACGCCATAGCCTTATCCACCTTTACAGATGGAAACCCTTTATTCACTAGCCAATTACGAATGCCGCCTTCAGAGTAACCGCCGGCACGCAAATCTTTAAGTGTCTCTTCAAGACTCTTCGCCATCTCTCTCTGTCTCCTCTTCTTTCTCTACCGCAATCCTACCAGATCACCATTGGGCCTGACCCAATGACCTTCGCCATAGTTGCGAGCAATTGTCCGGCCTTTGTCAAGTTGAATGCGCCAAATTGTTCGAGCGATGTCAGGGTCGTATACCCAGCTGAGACATCACCCACACTCTTACTAGTCAAAATGCCTGAAGCCAACCCAGCAGCTGCGACCTGTGAAGCTGAAGCACCCACGCTCACCGGCACCTGAATGGTCCACTGTGCCCAGAGCAGGTCGGTATCGACCATGGGAACGTTCAGCGTAACGGCAACCCCGGACAGTGTGTAGTCGATCCCATCAGGCGATTGAAACTGACCATTGCGGAATAGCGTGATGGTGCCGGTAGGCGGAGCTTCACTCAGAGTGCAAGCAGTTCCACCAATGGTGATGGCTAACTGTTCACCGTGCAGCGTGTCCTTCAAGGCGGTGATGAGCGATGACGGCGACGAGTCGGCCCACATCGTGCAATAGTGGCAGATGAACAGCCCCATGGCAATATACCATTGCTCACACCAACGGGCCTGCACTAGCGATGACCAAGCAAGATTCAAATACATCTTGATGACGAACACTGGAAGTGTTGGCGACTCGTACACCGTCAGTACCACGCCAGTAGCCGTAACCGTCGCGGCGTTACTGACTGTGGCACCAGTCGCGTTAACGGCTATGATAATAGTATTCGGTGGAAGCCCTGCGGCCTGCAAGAATTGCCCTTGCAGTAACCCGGTCACACTAGGCAGCGTGATCTGGTTACTGCCGACGGTAGTGCTTCCGCCCAGCACCTGCGTTGGCGCCCCGAAGAACTGCGGGTACACGTTCAGAAAGTCGTCCAGGTAATAGGGAGGGTTGGTACCGAAGACCAGGTTCGATGCTCCAGCTCCAATTCCAGGTCCAGCGTATCCAAATTCTTGACCACTGCCCCACGTGTTCTGGAGCCACCCGTCGAAGTTTGGCCAACTGCCGTTAGTTCCCATGACGAAGTGGCTCCTTCCTGCTTATTAGAGACTAGTTTGGTGCTCCCTGGTGACCGTTTAAGGCACTTCTGGGATGATACAGAGTGATTACACGCCTAGTACGCGCAAAGCCACCCTGGTCAGGCTACGCCCTTCCCTCAACGCCGCGGCTGGCGAGGCCTTTGGGCGTACGGGTAGGCAGCTTGTTTTTGACCGGGGCATTCGCCGCAGCGAGACCGTCCGGATCATCGTCTCCGTCATCAGTGGCTGGCTCGACAGCAGGAGTGGGGATGTCAGCACCGTCCTTACCAGTAACACTATCCGCCGAGTTTGCCGATGCAGCCTCCTCAGCCTTTTGTTGAGCCTCGGTTTTATTACGTCCGGGCGGCGTCAGGTCGATGATGGAGTTATCAGCGATGCCGTGTTTGTAGGTCAGTGTGGAACACACCCAGTCAGGCACTGGAACTGGACTGCCGCCACTGACGATAGCGTTATAACGGAGGTTGACTCCGTCCTTCTCCAAGAGAAAGATTTTCGCACGTTTGAAAAACAGTGAACGCATTGTGTAGTCTCCTTGCTGCATTTGGATTTGTACTGCATGGTGTTGCTGCGCGACCTGCTTGGGATGTCCTCGCCGCGTAACGGCAAGGAACGTCAAGCGGCCCAGGGTCCAGACAGATCGCGCAACCTTGTGGTAAAACCATTCGCCGTGGAACCTGGTGGCCCGCTGCGGCGTCCGTTAGGGTGTAGACATGAAAAGGCCCACGACGGAGAGGTCGTGGGCCTAGAGAGGAGGTGTGGGAAGCTATTTCTTCAAGTAATAACCATAGTACTTCAGTTCAGCTGCTCTGCGGGCCTTGATCGCTTTGTCGAGTTCATTCCTCGGCCAGAAGCCAATATAAATAGATTTGCCATCAACGTGGATTGTCACGCGCCACTTACATTCACGCGACACCCAGTTGACGCCGGTCTTGCCACTAACACTGCGCGTATCTATCTTCGGCGGCAACTTCGCGTTTACTAATGTCTTTAATTCTTTGGATGAAAGCTCTTTGATGACTACTTCACTTGGTGCATACACGCCCCAATACTTTAGCTCGGCCGCTCTACGAGCTGCGATCGCTTTGTCAAGTTCGTCGCGCGCGAATAAACCTAAACTGATCACTGTGCCATTGACGACTATTCTTGACATCCATTTGTTGAGTCTCGCTACCCACGACACGCCTGTTTTACCACTGATGTTATTTGGTTGTAATTTGTGGCAATTTGCGTTATTCTGACCACGCGTTGCAGGTCGAAGATTCTTCCACCAGTTGTGTGTACGAACGCCGTCCTTATGGTCAATATCACCTTTTGGCCATTCACCTTTCATAAATGCCCACGCGAGATGATGCGCACGGTAATGCTTGCCGCGTACGCCTATGTTAATGTGCGTTCCACCGTCGCGGTCCAATACTCTCGTACCGGCGATAGACCCGATCTTTATTTTACCACCGTAAGAATTACGGCGAATCCGCCAAACGAACTCGCCGGTTTTTTGATTGTAGTCAAGCGCGTCTTTTAACTGCGCTAATTCGATACCAGGCAATTTCTTCACGGATTTGGCCATGAAGATATTATATCGAATTTACACCTGTTTGTAAACTATACCAAACGGTATCTAACTACAAGCCATCGCAATACACCATGGTCGTTGTCCTCTTGAAAATACACTGACCGATGCAGCCTACAAATGCTGTCTCGTAGCCAACACCAGCGCGCGTGGTGGGGACCGTCATCGCCTTCGTGCAGACTTGAGGAATCTTCAAGTAGCAACTTTTCTTCGAGTTCTTGTAGAAGACGCCACGATCAAGGCCATTACCAGGCTGGCCAGCAGCGGCGGTGTTGCCAGCGCCAGTTCCACTGATCCACGGATTCGGCAACGAGTTGATCTTGAACGCGACACCGTGGTGAGAAGCAACGCAATTCTTCTCAATGTACTCGATGACGGACATTGCCACCGGCACACCCGCGATAGCCTGCGGTTGAGTCAGCGTAGCAAACTGCGAGTACGGAATGAGAAGCCGATCGGCCATGCCCTCTTGCGTGGCATAACCGCTGTTCTGCGCCGTCTGGTTCAGAGCTGTGTTGACATCGGTGAGAATCTCACCGGGTGTCTTCTTAGCCCATGTGGTTGAACCGCCAGCACCAACCGGAACAACGTACTCAGGAGCGTTAGGGTTATTGATCAACCCAGCGCCACCAAGGAACCCGGCGTAAACAACGAAATCAAGCGCTTTCACCCAGTTAGTCTCGACCGAGTTCTCATAAAGCTCTTGGAGACTGAAGGGCGGAGCCTGGCCTGTTCGGGTGGCGAATTCCATCCGCTGCAAATCAACCCAGGTAATGGTCATGCCCATTGCCCAGATGTAAGTATCCCAGATGCCCTTCTGGATGTCAGCCTGCGCTTCAGGCAACTCGGTATTATTAGTACCTTGCAAACCGTAAGCCTGTGTGCCCGTAGTGCCGTAGTTACTGGCCCACGCGCTCAGGAATTGCGGAAATCCGCCACCAGTCTCGACCGTAATGTCGCGCGGGTGGGTTACAGCCTGAAGCGGTTCTGTCAGGTCGGTGTCGATAAGTTCCAATTGGCCCTGAAGGAAAGCGAACCCAGAGGCTCCGGCGGCGTCGAATGCACGCCCCCGATTACCACCGTTCGGA